GTTGAATCAATGCCTCTTGATGTTCCTAGTGGAAGAGTATATTCTTTGCTCATTACGATAAAGTTGTTATACTCATCAAAGAACATTGAACTTTGAAAAGATACGGCCAAAGCATTTAAAACTTCTGCAATTGTCTGTGTTGAACTGCAAAAGAAATACGGAATTACTATATCCTTTTGTCCAGTTAAAAATTTAAAAGAATAGTTACTAAAGCCAATTGAGTCTAGTAATGTAGATATGACAAAAGAAAGAGATGCATCTGTTAGTAGCAAGTCTGGCGCAGATAGAGACTCAAAATGAAAATACATATCTCTTAGTTCTAAAGATATTGTTCTTGACTCTAAGTTTGTTTTTGGTATTGATTCGGAGTATAGTGTCTTGATTGGCACATAAAACTCATACCCAGAATAATTATCAATTGCATCATAAAAAGAAAACTTAACATTTTTATTTAGATACTCTTTAACTATACTGTCTGTATTATTTTCGTTAAAGGCTAAGTCATAGTCTGTAATTGTTATTGTTCCAGTAGAGGCTAGCAGTTGGCCTACTGGCAAACCTGAGCCTCCTAGATCTGACGCAATCTTGTTGACTTCAAAATCCACAGTCTTGTCAGAAATGTCTGCAACTAGTCTTGGAGAAATTTCAATAAGATCAAAGCATGAGTCAAATTTATTCATTGTTTCTACAGCAACTCTTACTCCAGATATATAGTCAAACTCTTTATATGAAACAGTTTGAGTTTGAGGATTTATATATGTTTTTGGACTGGTAAAATCAGTAACTAGGTTTGTGTTTTGTCCAATTACAGAACTAGCAATATGCCATCCATACTCTGGAGCAAAAGTTTCATATTGATTATTTATCCAGATATGAAAAGTTCCAAGATCTTCTTCTGTAGATTTTACTAAATAAGCAAAACCAGGAATAGGGCTATCTGGAAGTTGCTCAGTAGATATTAGTTCTCCAACATTAATAAATATATTAGAATACTTATCTGGAATAATTAATCCATAAGATAATTCTAGGTAGCCATCTTCTTGCACAATTGCGGATCCATCAGGCCTTCTTGATGACTGGTTAAAAGATTGAACATCTGACCAGTTGTTATTTCTAAGTACCTGTATTTTCCATTTTACGGGAGTTGTTTTATTTGAATTACCAAACAATGGGTCACTAAGTAATCCAGATCCTGTTGAAAATGGTCCAAGATCTTTTGTTCCAACATTTGTTTGCATTTTTACAACAAGTCTATTTGCTGGAACCTCTTCTTTATAGACAACAAAGGGGCATGCATCATCAATATAAAACTGACCATTTAATATATTTTTTGCAATTCCACGTTCAATATTATTCTCTGTTCTAAAAGATGACCAATACTTAAACTTGTCTTTGTTGTCAGACATATAGTATCTTGGTCTTTGTGCGAGAAACTGATTTGTATTATGAGTAAACCTATTAGCAAAATATGATAATTTGTTAATTCCAGATCTAGGTCTAAAATTATTAAAACAATCTTCTAAAGAGTATAACTGTGCAATCTTTTCTTTTTTAGATTGAAAGACTTGTGGAGAGTTATTGTCTTTATATCCACCATCAATAATAATATCGGCATCTGTTGCATCAGTATAAAAATTACCAGTGTCATTAATGTCATAGGACTGGGTTAGTCCCTTATATACTGAAGTTGCCTCTGTTGGTCGATACCTATAGTTTCCTACCGCAGAGATATTACTAGATACGTTTAGGTTCCACTCCATTAAAACAATACCTCTTGATTTTAATGTTGAAAACTTTTCAATAAGGGTTTTTAGTTCACTACTTTGAAACATTATGCTTCTTCCAATGACATAGAGACATTCCATAGATCATAGTTTCCCTGAGATCTTTTTGAAATATTAAAAGAAAAGTCTGCTATAAAAACCTCAACAACTTCTTGGTATCTTTGTAAACTATTATATGCTGCATCTGTAGTTCCAAAAAGAGGACGATTATCATAAGCAAGATAAGCCCACATTGATCCGACAGAGTTCTTGTACCATTCAAGCATTTCTGCTCCGCCTGCTCCTCCATCAACTGTGTGGAATATTACTCCATCTGCAGCCTTACCGTTTGCATCAAACATAGGATTTTCTGAGAATGCTCTTGAAGGAATGTTGTCCCAAGATAATGAAAATTTTCTTTTGTCTGCAATGTGATAGGATCTCATTCTTCCATTAATGGTTCTTTCACGCTTTTCTAGTCTTTCAATAGATACATCAATAGGCTGTCTATTATGATCTGATAGTATTAAGAAGTCGTTCTGTCTTACCTCGCTAGTATCAGATATATCCTGACCAACCTCATAGCCTACTGGGTAGAAGTATGGAACACCATTCTCATCCATAGTAAGCCTTCCAGGGTTATTTGATAGCATAATAGCCTGTGGTCTTCCATACTTTTTGCGTCCTTGTAGGTACTGTACTGTAGCCATTATAGTTTATTCCCCCGAATTCTTTGTGAGTCAATCTGTTTAATTTGTGAAATAACTGTTCTTGCAATATCGTCTGGGCTAGCATCTGACTTTGCATTTACTGTTAGACTATAATTATACACTGAGTTACTGTCCAAAGTCTTACTTCCAGAATTAATTGCACGAAGGTTTTCTACTCCATAATTTTGAACTCCATACTTAGTTACAACAAATTCTCCTGGAGTTAGCATTGCAGGAATTATGTCTGTTCCAACTGGTCTCATTCCAAATCCACCACCCGATAAATAACTTCCAACCATTCCGCCCATGGCGTATCTAGAGTAGCCAGTTTTTCTGTCATACTCGGCATCACGGCTACCTGACATAAGAGCCTTGGTTGCTGCTGCCCTTTTTGCTGCTGCTTCTGCATCTGCTAAAGCCTTCGCTTTGGCTGCCTCTTGTGCTGCATATGCAATAGCCTGACCTGTATATCTTGCAGTTGAAAGAACTCCTGCAACTCCACCAAGTGCTGCTGTAGCAGCCTTATCGCTAAGCAATGTTGTTGCCATATCATTTGCAATTTTGCCTGCAGTTAAATCAGTTTTTGTTCCGTCTGTTGTTGCTTTTATAAGTTTTGCAGTTTCTTCGTTAACGGTTTTGTTAGTCGTATCAATATTTCCAGGGTTTGCTGTTGTTGAACCAGTAGAACCACTAGAACTTGAAGCCCCAGTTGATCCCATAATAACTTCATAGATTTCGTGAATCTCTTTAATAGTAATTGATGATCCGTCTTTTTTAAAGTACTCTGCAAGTTTACTAGTTATATCATTCCATGTTTTATCAACAACTGCTGCGGTTGCAAGTGCTGCTGCTAGTTGACCAGCCATTAATTTATCGTTGGCAAGTTGTGCAGCATCTACACGCAACTTCATATCTTCCCACTGTTGCCTTGTTTGTCCAAGAACTGTTAAGTTTTTCTTTGCTGCTTCTAGAGCATCTTGGTCTGCTTTTAGTTTTGCTTGTGCATCTACAACGGCTTGTTGCAACGGTGCTAGTTCATCTTGCTTAGCCTTTAAAATTGCATTTGCAGCGTCTACCGCAGCCTGTGCAGTTTTAAGTTCATTTTGCTGAAGAGAATATATCTTTTCAGAAATAACGTACTGCTCTTCTTCAATTTGTTTACGTGTCTTACCTTCGTCATTTACAAGTCTTGCAAGTTCTAGTTCTCTTAATGAGTCTATACCCTTTGTTTGCTCTGCAAGAGCATCTGCTGCTTGTTGATCTCTTAGTTCCTGCGCTGCCTGCGCTGCTGCTGAGATATCACCCTGTGTAAGTGCATCAGCAAGAGACATCTGCTTCTTTTGTTGATTAGCAATAACAGAATTAATAGAAGAAATTTTATCAAGAGCAGCCTTTTGTTTATCATATTTATCATTAATTGATTGTGCTGCTTTGTCCATTAACTTTAAGTCATGTGATAGTTTGTCATTTCTTTCATTTTGTGCTTCTATTAATTTATTAGCAGCCTCTACGCCCTTTTCAGCAAGTTCAACATTCTTTTCTTGAACATCGATCTCTTTTTGCTTTGATGTAACTAGTGCTTCGGCGCTTACAATTCTTGCTTCGTCTGCAGCAAAAATTGCACGATACTGCTGGTCTAGCATTCTTTCTTGAATATCAAATAACTTCTGCGCTGCGTCATAACCAGGCTGGAACGCTGCAGACATATCTCCAGCATTAATATTAGTAATTGCTTTTTCTGTCTGTGCATCTTTAATTTTCTTAATTGCAGCAGCGATTCCTTCTGCATTCATCTTTCCAGATTTAAGTTGATCTGCTAAGCCCTTTGCTAAGGATGGATCAGAAAGAATATTAGCAATCATACCAGAGTCCATACCCATCTTGGACAGGTCTTTGGCAAGTCCAGAGAATATCTTTTGATCTGTAACAGCCTTTGTTAATGATTCAAAGTATTCTCTTACAGATTTAAGTTGTTCTGATTGCTCTTTCAATGCTGTAGCATTATTCTTTGTTGCAACCATTTGTCTTATTTGTGCTGCAGTAAAATTACCAGTTGCGATTGCAGCAGCAAATTGAGAATCTTCTACGGCAGCGTATGCATCCTCTAAAGACATTCCTGCCCCCATAAGTTTATTTATAGCAGATCCCTGATTATTTATATTAGCAATAAACTTTTCATTTTCATTTTCGAAATTACCGACAGCAATGTTATTTATCAAGGCATTAAGTTGCGCTGCATTTTTTACTCTAATGGCGCCAGTCTTTTTGTCTATCTCAATAAACTTTGGACCAACCTTTTTATAGTCTTCAATACTTAGGCCAGTCAAGAAGTCAATGGCTCCTTGGCCCATACCCTTCTTTCTTAGGTTGTTTTCTAGTCCGTTAAAGGGATCTAGAGGCTTACCCTTTTTATCTTTTCCTGGTACAAGGTTTCTAACCTTACCCTTTGAATCTGTAAACAGTGCATTCATGGCTTTCATAGAAGAGCCCCAACCAAGAGTTAATCCTTGTTGTGCTTTTCTTAAATCTCTAATCTTTTTAATTAACTCATCAAGTGGTGATGCTGATGGTCCTGTCTTTGACCCTCCTCCATCATCTTTTTTATAGGGTTCTGTAGCATCCATTGCTGCTGTTTTGATTCCAGCAAGGTGGGCTGCATACATCTGCTTTTGAACTGGGAATGATGCATTTTGATACATCTCTCCTCCACCCTTGCTTGCAGGCTCAGAAAGCCACTTCTGAACATCTGGGTCACCTTTGAATGTTGTTTCATCTGTAATAGACATCACAGTAACAATTTCATTCATGTAGACTTGCTTTTGATTTTCTGATAACTTATTGTAATAGTCCTTGTCTATTGCACCAAGATACTCTTCTGGCATAAACTTTGTTTTTACCATTATTTCATAATCTAAGTTTCCATTTTTAACTTTGTCAAATAGGTCTTGTGCTATTTTTGCTGCTTCTGGGTTTTCATTGTAATATTTAATTAGGTATGCAACATCTAGTTCTCCACCAGCCCTTGTGATCTGCTCGTTAAAGTCAATAATTTTTTGTGCTTCTTTTGCTGTTTTTGCTTCGCTTACCTTAAGCATAAATTCAGTTTGTAGTTTTTTGTTGGGCTGACCATCTGCGCCAATGAAAAGACTTGCAACTTGTTGTGCCTGTGATGCTGCTTTTCCACCAAACTTAGTTATAACGTTCATTGTTGAGTCAAATGCTGCTTGATCATTTGCAGCAAGATCCATTAAACCAATAAGCATTACTGGATCAATGTTGCCAGAAGCAACCTCCATCTTTAGTAAATACTTTTGCTCTTTAGTTCCAAGAGAGTCGTCAATTGCTGTTTGTGCCATAGGAACAATATCTTCCTGAGCAGTTCCTTTATACTTTTTAGCCATTAATTTATTTGCACTTGTCATGTATGCATCTTGAATGTCACTATCTACACCCTTGAAGTTGGTCATGATCATGTCAGTTGTCTCTTTTTGTTTATCTAGAAGTTTTTGCTTATCATCTAAATACACGTTTTCAAGTCTCATTGCCTCTGCTGTGTCACCTGCTGCTTTAGCAATATCAATTCTCTTTTGATAGTCAAGTTCCAACCCATCAAGCATCTGCTGCTGTTCTTCTAAAGCAATCTTTTGCATAGCAGCATCTCCTCCAGTATTTGCTGCAATCCTTTTTCCTCTGTCTATTCTTCCCGTAAAGTATCCTGCAACTCCACCAATAATTGTTCCAGCAATTGCGCCAATGGCTGCAGCAGGTACTGATAAAATACCGCCACCAATTACCGCTCCAGCAGTTGCACCTATTGCTGCTCCTGCACCTGCGCCTGCAGCAGTATAGCCAGCAATGTTTTTAACATCTCTTCCTGTGTATCCAAAACTCTTTTTTGCCCTAGTACTACTTGATTCTAAGTCTCTATTTGTTGCATCAACCATCTTCATTCTTATTGTTAATGGATCTTTTAAAAAGTTTTCTCCATTAGGTCCTAGCAACTCAGTTAGTTTTGCATTAACCTGAATACCAAATGCTTGATTTCCTAAAGCATCTCCAACGTTTAGAGCAATTGATCGTGCTTGCTCTGTTGTCATTGCACCAGATGTAACTCCCATTGCTAACTGTCTAAATAGTGCAGTAGATGCACCAGCAGTTCCTCTTTGACCAATATTTGCTCCAACATCCTTTACAAGAGCCTTACCCTTTTCTCCTGCTACAAAACTTTCTCCATAAGTAGTTTTTCCAGTTACAGTTTGATATTGCTTTACTTCATCTTTTCTTCTTCTATCCATAATTTCGGAAGCAGTTGCTTTCCCAGCAGATTCTGCAAAAACTTGTAAAGCCTGATTTGAGCCATTAACTCTATCAGCAAATGCTATAGCAGCATCTCCTGCTTTATCTACTGCCATGCGATTCATGACATATGCTCCAATTACAACTCCAATACCAAGAGCAAGAAGCCCTAAAGCACTACCTGCTAAAGAGGCAGCCAGAGACAAGAGCATTAAAGGCATCATTGCTTTTTGAGCCATTTCTCCAACTTTTCCTCCAGCCATAGAGCCCATCATTGCAACCATGGATAGACCCATAGCAGCGCCACCAATTTTTCCACCAACCTGAGACATCTTTGCTTTGCGTGCTGCAAGTAATTCAGAATCTGTGCGAGTTATAATTGCTCTGTTTTTTAATCTTTCTAGTGCTGCAGTAATTGAAGATTGTTTAATCACATTGGACGCTTCATTTGCCTCTGCTTTAGCACGGGCTGCAGTTGCATTTCTTAATGCTCTTTCGGCAGACTGCTGCAGTTTTCTTTGTGTTCTCATCTCTTGTGTTATCTTGCCAGTTGTTCCATATAGCGCTTGCTTAGATTGAGAAATTCTTTCATCTAATTTTAATTGCTTCTTTGCTTCTGCCAGTTTTCTTTTTTCAACAAGTTCTAATTGTCTACGAATTGATTTAGCATCAGCATCTGATGGTCCAGTACCATAAAGTGCTGCACGATTTCTTGACTGAGAGCCAGTTGGCATAGGTCCTGATACTGCACCAGTTTTAATTGCTGCGCCAATTTGTTGTCCTGCAACAGTTGCATCATCTATTTGACCCTTTGCTCCAAGTACTAATCCTGCTCCAGATTGTTCTCCAACAGTACGCATTTCTTTTGAAGGAGATGCAACCTTAAGAGCGCTCTTTGCTCCATCAATAATTGCTCTTGTGGCAGCCTTTACAATATCGAATCCTGAACTTCTCATGAAAGGAAGTCTGTCTCCACCACTTCTGACTCTTTCTTCTCCTACCCTAAATACAGGTTTGCTTCCTGCTGTTGGAAGTTTTTGTAAACCAAACTTAGCAGCAACTGCTTGTGAAATATTAACTCGTGCCTCACCAGCAGTATTTGCTAACTGATTAAATGCTGTAACAACACGACTGTCTGCAGCCATTTTTTTAGTTGAATAGTCATATGCCTGCTTTACTGTTTGGTCAGTAACCGTTGCTCCTTTATGAACAGAAACCATGTATTCTCTAATGCCACGATCTAGTTGTTTTAATTCTGCAGATACTTCGTCCATGCTTAGTCCTGCAGCCTTTAAAGATGTTTTCCACCTTTGCATACCTTGCTTGTCAAAGTCTGCAACAAATTCTGATTTTGCTACTCCTCCTGGCTTACCAAGAAGTCCATTAATACTCTTTCCAGTTGATGTTTGTCCAGTTGTCATTCCCAACTTACCATAAACATTTACCATCAGTGCATTTCCAAATTGAGCAGCAACTGCATTAATAACTCTAAGGGCTCTTGCTGTTACTGCGCCTTCCATTTGATTTAACTGTGCTGCAAGATTTGCTGCAGGAATAGGGGTCATTGATCCAATGTGGGCAAATTCATTTTTACCAATTTTGTACCCTGGTATGTTATCAGCAATCATTCCTGAAATAAGTGGTGCATATTTTTGGGATTGCTTTGCTGGAATTACAGACTCTCCTGGAGATAGCATTGCTGGAACAACGTCTCCTGCGCCCTTTGGACCTGGTACGCTAACAATTCCCTCGGCAAGTTTCATTGGAGGCTTACCTGGCATGCCAGGGCGCATTGGAGGCATTCCAAAGGCTCTCTGTGCTTGAACCGCTTGTAGATATGCTGCTGTTAACTGAACTACCGCAGTCTTTTCAGAGGTAAATCTTTGTTGAAGTCTTTGATGCGCTTGATCAAGAGATGCTGCAGATGCTGCATTTTCCATCTGCTGTTGTGTAAGATAGTTAGTCTGTTCGCCAAGACCAAGAGATGATTTTCCAACTCCATTAAATATTGACTTAATTCCGACAAACATTTTGATAATATTTGCAACACCGTTAGCCAACAAACCAAATGACATAAGTAGTAGTGGACCAATTCCAGCGACAACCGTAGTCAAAATAACAATAAACTTTTTAGCGCCATCGGACAAGCCATTAAACTTTTCAAAGATTCCACCAAAGAATTTAACTACTGGAGTAAGTGCTTTTAAGAATTCTCCACCAATTGGTGCTATGGCAACTTTAAGATCTTCTATTTGCTTTTTAAATTTAAACATTGGGGAGTCTGAAACCTTTGATAATTCTCGTTCAGATAATATTGCAAGTTCTTCTGTTGTGGCTTTTGTTAAGCCTAAGACTGTTTGTGCCTGTGTTCCTTCTTTAAGAACATTCTGGAATAGTGTAGAAATACGAGCAAACTGGAACTTACCAAATAGTTGTTCAATTGCACGAGAACGGTTAAGAGGATCTAGAGTGTCTAGTGCTTGTGCAAACTGGATAACAGTAGTTTTAATATCTCCCTGATTACTTTCAACAATTCCTTTAAGATTTATTCCAAGGTCTTTTAAGAAAGCACTTGCTTTTGCTGACGGGTTAATCATAGAAGCAAGACCAGACTTTAGTGCGTTAGCACCTTCTGATGCATTAATACCACCTTCACGCATTGCTGTCATAAAGAATGCAAGGTCTTCTACGTTTCCACCAAGTTGTTTAATTACTGGTGCTGCCTTTGGAATAGCAGTTGTTAAGTCATCAATGTTTAAGATTGTCTGGTTTTCTACAGCGTTAAGGAAGTCAATGTTTTTTGCTAAATCAGTTGAAGCAATACCAAATGTAGATGTAAGAGAGATAATGGTTTCAAGAGATTTCTCTTGATCAATGTTTCCGAGAACTGCAAGTTTTGTTGCAGATGAAACTTGAGACATTAGGTCTGCCCCAACCTTGCCAGTTGCTGCAACATCTGCTGCCATCTTCATTGTATCTGCTACGGCTATTCCATACTTTGTAAACTCGTTAGCAAGAAGTTGAACTTCTTTTAATGCTTTTGCAGACTCAGAAGATGTTGTAAAAAGATCTCCGTAAACACGTTTAAATTTAATTGCTTGCTGTTCTATTTGCATAAATGTCTTGCTTGCTGCTGCGCCAAAATACATAAGTGGAACTGTAAAACCAACCATCAACTGGCGTCCAGCCCACTGAGTGTTCTTACCAAAGTTTAGTAAGTTTGTAGACCCTTGTCTTAATAACTGATTAAGCAATGCTTGCTTTTGTGCTGCCAAGGCTGTCTTTGTTTGTAAATTTTCCATGTCCAATGCTAATGGACGTACCGACATTGCTCTTAATGATCCTGAAGCATCCCGCCCCATTTTGATGTATTGAGTTTGTAGAGTCTTTACATTTTCTCTTACAACTTTGTTGATTGTTTCATGCTCTTGCCTAAATAATCTACCAAATGTTTTAGATGCTGCTCCAGCATATCTAAAATACTCTTTCATTGAGAGTTGGTTTTTAGCAAGCGCTGTATTAAATGTTTCTGTTGTAGACTTTACACGAACCATTTCGGCATGGAATTTACCACTAGCGTTAATCGTGTTTGCAAGATTTTGCTGCATATTGGCAGAGACAGCAGTGCTAGCAGCACCACCCTTTGCCATTGAGGAATGAAAAGCCGATATCTGGCGTTGTAGCGCTTTGAGTTCTGCAAGTGCTGCAGATGTATCAATATTGACTACAATATTGGACTGAATATCAGCCATTCATTGTTACCTCTTTATAGTTTTATTTATGGAAGAGTATTGAGAACTGGTGTATCTGAAAGGTTAACTCCAGATGCTTCTTCAATAATCTTGTACACAGTTGGAAGATCCATATTATCTTCCAGTGCTGCCAAATCTTCTGCAAGTTCTGGCTTGTACTGCTTCATTGCAATTTGAATACATTCCATAAGAATGTTCATTGACTTTTCGTTATCTTCTGCTACTCCTGCAACGCCCTCAAACTTCTTCATAAACGGACGAAGTAGAGAGATCTTTAGTGGTCTTACCTTGATCTTTGTTCCATCAATTAATGTTACTGTCTTTTCTTCATGGACTGTTGTTGCCATTTTTCCTCCTTGTAAGGTTGTATCAATTATAGCATAAACAAGCGTGTTTTTTATGCAGTTATTTCTTCGTAGTCTAGACCGTTACCTATTCCAAACCCAGCCTCCATTGCACGCTTTCCTGATAGGTTTGTAATATCGTTACTGCCTTTGCCCTTATACAGAACTCTATTTTTCATTTCTTCCCATTTATCATCGCCCTTATCTTTATCTATGTCAACACCTTGAATTGCTGCTAAGAACTTTTTCTCCATATGGTCAAGTTCTCGTCTCATAGATATAATCTGTAATAGTTCTGGCATTGATATGGATAGTTCTAGGTCTTCATAGTTTTTCCAAGCCCCCAGCAAAAATGCCTCAGACTCTAACTTTAATAAATCTAGGCTATCCCAAGTGTCACCACTTTCGGCTGCTTGCTCTTTTACTGGTTGATCGTCTTGATCATTAATCTTTATTCCAGCACCAATATCCATTACTTTGTAAACTGTTGGTAGGTCGACAGCATCTTCTAAATCTTCAATACTTAGAGATAGTCTTGGGCAATATTGTTGCATTGCCAATCTTGTACACTCTGTAAGTACTGCTATAGCCTCTAAATCATTTTTTGCTTTTTTAACAGAAAGAAATGTGTCCATTACTTGATGTAGGTATTTAATTTTTAATGGTGATAGTAATATTAAGGTTCCATCAAAAAGGGTGACTGGGTGCTCTTGATATACTTTAGTGGCCATTAAACCATTATAGCAAAGAAAACTGCCCAATCCGAAGAAAGGGCAGTTCTCAGTTAATTAAATAAATTAATTATGCAATTCTGCGGTCAACGATCTTACCATACATACCATTATCCAATGGAAGCATACGGAAAGTTACGTCGAACATAGAAGCAGCATCACGCTTAGCAGATGCAGTTACGCTCTCAATTGAGAGTGCACGGTATCCGATGTAAATACGCTCCTTATTAATTGCTGGGTCACCAGTTCCTGGTCCTACTGCAACGATTCCTCGCTCCAATGGAACTTCTCCTAGTTCTCCTGAGTTGATGTCGAAAGACTGACTTCCTGCACCAATTCCAGTTCCTGTTGCTAGTGTTGAAAGATCCTCATCCTGTGCTGCAACTGAAACCAAAAGGTTTTCTAGTGTTGCCTCAGCGAATGAAGTCTTAAGTGATACCTGCATACCTTGCTTGAAAAGACGAGCAACGTCAAGTACCTGGTCAACCTGAACTTCACCGAAGTCAGGTTGGAATGTAAGTTCAATACCATTGCTGGTATATCCTACGTTTGTATAATCAGCCTCGTCTGCTAGTGTATCTTTGTAAGATAAACCTGCTTCAAAGCCTGGAAGATCTCCTGAGACATCTCCGATTTGTCCTGATAATGAACCATCGTATGTGAACAGCGCTGCTGCTCCCACGATGATGTTATTGGACGAGCCACGTGTATAAGCCATTTATTCCACCTCTTTTTCTTTAGTTTACTATATGAAATTGTAGGCGTGTTTCCTCATCTACAATTATAACAGCCTTTTTACTAGCCCTTATGCCAGTCAAAATCGACTATAATCTTATTCCCTGCGTATGTTCGTGCTGTGCCAAAGTCAATAATGTCTCTGGTCTCCTGTAGTTGGTATACCTTGAAGTTATGGAACTGAATAGGAAGGGTTGCGTCTGACCATAAAGCAGTATTTTCTCTTGCCCATTTATTAAGGTCTTCTGCTGATTCATCGCCATTATTCAACAAATCATCTACTTGTGCTGTTATTTCTACCATTCTTTCTACTGATTCAGACTCAAAAGCATAGAAGTAGTAAAGCAATTGCTCACATTTAATATGAGGAAATGGCTGTCTACGCATACGAAGCATTCTGTCATATACTGCAAAAGTTCCATTTCCATCTGGGAATGTCTCAGTTAGTGTATTAATATCTGTTGGACTTGTTGGGAAAAACCTTAAATTAGTTTGTGAACCAAATAGTGTGGATATCTTTGCTGCTAAATAGGCATTGATCAATGACGGTGGATGGTATATATTAGCCATTTACTACCCCCGCATTTGCAATCCACTTAAATCCTGTTGAATAACCTGCAGATCTTCCAGATCGTTTGCCTGCTGCCATGTTGGTTTTATATACTCTAGGATTATTTAGATATAGGTCAAGCCCTGTTGTTCTTAGGAGTGCTTGAGAGAAATACTTGCTGAAGATGATGTCCATCATTTTTTGAAATCCCCCTTGTGCTTCTACTCCTCCAGGATTATCTACCTTTACTGCATTTTTTGTAAAAATTGTTTCTCCGTCTTGTTCAAACACCAATGTTGTTGCAACCTTTGGTCTAATGACAACTGGAATTCCTTCTTCCATAATTCTTGCTTTATTATAAAATGGCTCTCGTGATCCATCTTTAATAGTTGATGATTGTTTAAATGTTGACAAGAAAGAAAGGCCAAGATTGCTAACAGTATAGTTAATGTCATATAGTCTTGCATCTGGGCTACCAACTTGATACCATTCGTATACGTGTGCAAGCATTGCTGGATCAGCCTTTGCATTTGAATCAATAAACTGTTTAATAACCTCTACAGATTCTTTACCAAGATTATTTAGAAATACTTTTTTGCCTGCATGAATTCCATCTAAGAATCCAACAGAGTACTCTACTATATTGGTTAGGTCGATCTTAAATTGTTTTGAATTAAATTTTATCATTATAGGTCTACCGCCTGGTTATCAGATCTACGCAAGACGATCTTGTAGTATTCTACTTTTCCAAACATACCAATTGTTGGGGCAACTGATGCTATTTCAAATAAGGTTGACTTTCCAACTCTTTCTCCAGCAGGCTCAACGTAAATGGGGCTACCAGATGAATCACGAATATTTGTAAGCAGAACGTTGTTGCTAGATGTACTATCTCCTAATTCAGAAAATCTAATATCTGACGCTGTTCTTCCAAGCAGTGTTGTATCTTGAATAATGGCTACAGTGTTAGTTCTAAACTCTTCTTTATTCTTTAATCCTGCATGTGCAAAATAGCATGGAACTGATTTTGAAAACATCCACTGCTTCTTTACATTACCATAAGTTCCTTGGCTTACACCCGCATAGTATATGTCAACAAGCATTGGATATATGGCAGATGGTGAATCGCATGACATTATATCAACCCTGGTCGTAGTATTGTATTTGAGTACTTGTCCAATATCTTATCAACAATTAGGTTTCCAGTACCGCTAAAAAGTTTTTCTGAGAATTCAACCTTGAACTGATCAGTCTGATAGTTCTTGGTAAATCTCTTGTAATAATCTAAATTGCCACACTTAATGTCTTCAATTAAAATCTTTGTTGCTTGCTCAATATCTGCTGGAACTGCTTTGTATCCAGTGTCAAGAATAAATGTGTAGTCTACTCCTCCTGGAAATGCAACTCCGCCGAATCCATAATAGCCAAGGTCTCCTCGTGAATATGGAACTTGCATAATGGCAGACTCTGCACGATTATATGCTCCAGCAAACGATCTTTGTATTGCTGAATTATCTAAGGTTAGTGAGTACGTATATTCATTTGTTGTTAGTGAAGCGTCATAGACTAATATATTATTTTCATAAACTTTTAAAATTTTGTTTGTTTCTTTCCAAACTGGGAAATAGTCTGTGGTATTACCTACACCCTGCAATATACTCTTTGTATTGTAAAATCCATTTGGGATTATGTTATCAATTACAGATCGTGCAATTAGTTCTAATGTTTTATATTCTTCAATTTCAGTTGCTGATGTACCTAATTTTTTAGGGTCTATATACGGTCTTAAAACATCTAGGTTTTCTTCAATTTCGCTATGACCGTTATCATCAACAATTTTTACAAAAAACTTTCTATCAAACTGTGCTCTTTCAATTGGAATTGTATATGAAACTTTAGAAAGTGCTGTAGAGGTTACTTCTAAAACTTCGACTGAGTGATCCACCAGATCCTCAATGTACATTGTGTATGGAGCATTTGCTGATGAAACAGTCCATACTGGTACAAGGGGATAAGGTGGAACTCTCAAGACCTCCATTTTTACTTACCGAATTCCTTCGCAACTTCTTCTGGTTCTACCTTAGTTACGTGATCACGTGTAAGCCATTCTGCTGCCTCTGCCTTAGAAACAATGTTGATTCCCTTAGAAACCTTTCCCACGCCAAGCCAAGTTACATTCTTGGTTGACTTAATGGCTACTGTGTCTTCTTTTGCTGGCTTTGGTGTTAAAACCTTTTTTACTGGTTTGTCTGCTGTTCCTGTGCCAATGACACCATTAGCAACTGGTGCTAATGCTGGAACTTGCTCAACAGGTGCAGAATAGGCAGGTGCCTTAATGACATCCTCAACCTTTTCTTCTACAACTGGTGCTGGTGTTTCTTCTACTACAACTGCTGCTTCTACTACAACCTCTGGTGCTTTGATTGCAGGCTCTTCAACCTTTGGAGTTTCTTGATTATTAAAATTATTTTCCATTGTGTTGCCTCCTAAATAGTATTATATCATTATAAATAATAAGGGGGCAGGAGAGTGAACTCCCGCCCCCCATTAAAGGTACTGTTTACAGATTATGCATCTGCAGCAGCGTCAGCGAATGCAATTGCATCCTGCTCTTCCCATTGAATACCGAAGCGAACGAAGACTGTGTATTCTACAGTGTCCTTCTTTGGCTTGTATTCACGGTTTACTGTGATGTCACGCTGGAATCCCCATACACGGTTCTGTGGGAATGTCAAGTCGACATATCCTGCAGGGTAGTATGGAACTTCCTGAACATCGACACCTAGGACACGTGTTGTACGTGCTCCACCGAATGTCTGTGCGCCACCGTCAAGGTATGCCTGACGATTAGTTGGTGTTCCGCCAGCCTGTGAAGCAAATGCTTCAGCAACAGCGTCTGCAAGGGTTCCGTTATTCTTAACGATTCCTTGGAATGCGTCTGTACCAGCATAGAACTTCAAGTTAGACTTGATAGCACGATACTTACGTGGCATTGCTGTGATGATGTTCTGCATTACGTCTGTTGTCCAAGCGTCATTAGCGACTGTTACAACTGACTCGTGAGCATCTCCATCTGTCTTTACACGGTTTACGAAGCCTTCCATGATTCCAAGGAATGCATCGCTACCTGAACCCAAACCATTAATGGCTAGGTCTTCGATATCATTACCAAAAGCATTTGTCATTAAACGGACAATGTGATCTTCTAGTTGTGCACCTTCGATATTATCTTCTAGTGCTTCTGCAGCAACTTCCCAGTCAAGACGAATCTTCTTTGTAGTCAATTCAACCTTTGAGAATGTTGCTCCTGCGTTTGTATAATCGCCAACTGCTTGCGCTGCTGCACGAATTACACGCTCTCCGACGTTTACCTTTTCGAGTTCCATTGTGTTGGCTCTCATAGTAACACGACGACCATCTTGGGCGAGGGTTGTAGCATCCCACACGTAGTCAATAAAACGACGTGCTTGCTCTGGGCGGAGAATTCCGCTTCCAGCCTCACCTGAAGGGTTTACTGCGTTTGGACCTGTTGTAATTCCGTTAAGTGATGTGTCTAGGTTTCCTAGAACTCCACCGTTAGCGTAATTGCCTGGTACGTTTTCGCCTGCTGCTGAACCTGATGCGAACGCTCCCTGACCCTGGTAGAGTCCTGGTGCTGTTCCGCCAAGGTTACCTGAGGTACCTGGCTGGTTCTTTTCTATATTTTGTTCCGACATATTGTCACCTCCTGTGATTTTTTCTAAATGAATAGATCGGCTGTTTTGAGGAAACTACCGC